AACGAGCAGAAGATGATGCTCGACGACGGGACTGAAGTGTCCGTCGAAATGGAAGACGGCGTCGAAGTAGAAGTCGAGATGCCGGAAGAAGAAGCTGGCGTAACTGAAGAAGAACTTCAGAACATTGTCGCTGGCGAGATCGACGATTCGCAAGCCTATATTGACGATGTCATTAGCCCTGAGCGGGCAATGGCTGGCCAATACTATAAGGGCGAGCCGTTCGGCAACGAAGAAGAAGGCCGCAGCCAGGTCGTTTCGATGGACGTGCGCGACACCGTGCAGGCCATCATGCCGTCAATCATGCGCGTATTCTTCGGTTCGAGCAACGTCGTCGAGTACGCGCCGAACGGGCCGGAAGACGTAGCAAACGCCGAGCAGGCCACAGACTACGTCAACTACTGCCTGACCCGCGACAATAACCTGTTTATGGTTTGCTACGAGACGTTCAAGGACGCGCTGGTCCGTAAGAACGGTATCGCTAAGGTTTGGTGGAACGAAGACAAGGAAGTCGAGACTTTCTCGTTCGACGGTCTGAGCCAAGAAGCCTACACTGTCTTGATGTCCGATCCCGATGTCGAGATCGTTGAAGTCGAGATTGAGTCAAGCGAAACGACGGTCATGGGTCCGGACGGCGTCGAAGTGTCGATGCCGACCCCGCCGGTCTATTCCTGCACCATTCGCCGCACGACCGACAAAGGTCGTCTGTGCGTCTCGGCCGTACCGCCTGAAGAGTTTTTGATCGACCGCCGCGCTCGGAACATCGAAGAAGCCGAGTTCGTCGCCCATCGCCGTTACGTCACTGTGTCCGATCTCGTGAAGATGGGTTACGAGATGGACGAGATCGAGAACCTTGGCTACGAAACACAGGACGACTTCGAGGGGAACGAGGAAACCTTCGACCGGAATCCGAACGCAACGATTCTTGGCGCGGGCCGCACGGACGTGGCAAGCCGCAAAGTCCTTTATATCGAAGCGTATGTCCGAGTAGACATGGACGGCGACGGCATCGCCGAATTGCGCCGCGTCTGCGTTGGCGGCACCGCCTACAAGGTCCTGCACAACGAGCGTTGCGACCTGATCCCGTTCGTGTCGTTCTGCCCCGATCCGGAGCCGCACACTTTCTTCGGCCTGTCAATTGCCGACGTTGTTATGGATATTCAGCTTATCAAGTCGAATATCCTACGCAATATGCTTGACAGCCTAGCACAGTCTATCCACCCGCGCACTGCCGTTGTCGAGGGTCAAGTCAACCTCGAAGACGTGATGAACACCGAAGTTGGTGGCATCATCCGTATGCGCGCACCAGGCATGGTGCAGCCGTTCAACCAGCCGTTCGTCGGCCAGGCCGCGTTCCCGATGCTGGCCTACATGGACGAACTGCGCGAGAACCGCACCGGCATCAGCAAGGCCGCCGCTGGCCTTGACGCCAACGCGCTTCAGTCTTCGACCCGCGCCGCCGTTGCCGCAACGATCACCGCCGCGCAGCAGCATATCGAACTGATCTGCCGCATCTTCGCCGAAACCGGTATGAAGGTGCTGTTCGAGAAGGCGCTGAAGCTGATTACGATGAACCAGGATGCACCGCGCATGGTGCGCCTGCGCGATAAGTTCGTGCCGATTGACCCGCGTGTCTGGAACGCCAACATGGACGTGATCGTCAATGTGGCGCTTGGCACTGGCACTACCGAAGAGAAGATGAACTTCCTCGGTCAGATCGCAGCCAAGCAGGAGATGCTGATCCAGCAAGGCGGCGTCGAGAACAATCCGCTGGTTGACCTGTCTCAGTATCGCAACACCTTGGCGCAGATGCTGGCTATGGCTGGCTTCAAGGATGCCGGTCAGTTCTTCAAGGACCCGGCGACCCAGCCGCCCCCGCCGCCTCCGGCTCCGCCTCCGCCGTCGCCCGAGCAAATTCTGGCACAGGTCCAGGTGCAGGCTATCCAGGCCGACATTCAGAAGAAGGCCGCGGAACTTGAACTTCAGCGTGAAGAGATGCTGCGCAAGGATGACCGCGAACGTGATAAGCTCGACGCCGATGTGATGCTGAAGGCCGCGGAAATCGAAGCCAAATACGGCGCACAGGTCAATACCGCTCAGATCGAAGCCTTGGTGCAACGTGACCGCGAAGCCACTCGCCAGCAGGCCGAGACGCAGCGCGCTGTTGCTACTGCCGCTATGCAGGCTGCGCAAGCCGCGCAAGCCGCGCCAGCACCCGAACAGTCCCCGACGCCGCCTGAAGGGATGATGTAATGTTCGAAGACTACTACGGCTATCCGTACAATAGTTTCAATATCTTCGACTATCTCCTTCGGGATGGCGCGTTTCCGCGTTTCGATCCTAGCCTTGTTCCGAGCATTAACGAGATTGTTCCTGTTGAGCCGCAGCCGCAATATACGCCTGTCACGGTAGAACCCGTATACACACCGCCAACTCTTCTTCCGGTTATACCCGAACGAGTTCCGGCAGAACCAGTGTATACTCTACCCCCGCGCCAGCCAGTTGTAGCGGAGCCGGCACCCGTAGAGCCGGTATACACTTTGCCTGCGCGCCAGCCGGTTATGCCAGAGCCGGCACCCGCAGAGCCAGTGTACACTCTTCCTCCGCGCCAGCCGGTTATGCCAGAGCCGGCACCTGTAGAGCCGGTGTACACTTCGCCAACTCTCCTTCCTGTTATGCCGGAACCCGCGCCGGTAGAGCCGGTGTACATTCCGCCCGCGCCGCAACCGGTTGTGCAGGAACCCGTGCCGGTAGAGCCGGTGTACACTCCGCCAACTCTTCTTCCGGTTATGCCCGAGCCAGTGCCAGCAGAACCGGTATATACTCTACCTACGCCGCAACCGGTTGTGCAGGAACCCGCTCTCCAGCCGGTCATGGCCAAACCCGCGCCGGTAGAGCCGGTGTATACTCTGCCCACTCCTCAGCCTGTTGTGGCAAAGCCGGTTCCGGCAGAACCTGTCTATTCTGCGCCTACACCTCAGCCAGTTATGGCCGAAGCTATTCCGACTATTTCGCCGTTGCTTCCTACTATCTCGGAGTCGCCCGTTGCGGAGCAAACCGCCGCAGTTACTCCGCCGTCGGAACCGGACTGGGCAAGCATGACCGGCTGGGACCCCAGCATGTTGGTAACTACACCGCTTAGTGTACTTGCCGACCCCGGTCCGGCTTACGATCCGAATATGGTTTTCCGTTTTGATACCGGAAACAAGATCGGCGTACCGAACGACCGAGGCGGTTTTGATTATCAGAATGCAGCGCCGGTCGTATTCCAGCCTGGTCAGCAGTATGTCCTTACGGATCGCTCCGGAAAGAACGTCATAGCTCGCGCCAATACCCCGGAAGAGATGCAGAAGCTCGTCGATCTGTCGAGCAGTGAAGGTAATTGGTCGTTGTTCCGCGCCGATGAAAGCGGCAATATCGTTCCCGGCACGCAACTCTTCAGCAAGAACGAAAATCTGAATCTCGGATCAGTTCTACTGCCAATGGCGGCTGTTGCGGGTGCGGGTTTGGGCCTTAGCGCACTGGGCCTAGGTGCTGGCGCGGCTGGTGCTGGCACCGCTGCAGGCGCAGGAACCGCGGCCGGAACAACTGCGGCCACCGCCGCTGGAGCCGGGGCGGCTACCGGTGGTCTTGGCGCTCTAGCTCCCGCTTTAGGCGAAATAATTGTGACTGGTGCCCCGGCCGCAGGAATTGGCGCAGGAACTGCCGCGGCGCTTACTGGCGCTACGGTTGGCGGCTTAGCTGCTTCTGGTTTGCTTTCGCCAACGACCCCGCAAGTTCCAGCGCCAAGCCCGGAAGAAATTGTAGTAACTGCTCCTGCTCCACCGCCCGTTGTACCCCCGGCGGCGATACCCCCTGTGGTTGCCCCGCTGCTTCCGGCAGTTCCTCCTGCGGAGCCGATCCCGCCTGTTGAAGAGATTGTAGTCCAAGCTCCGACTCCAGAACCTCCGGTTGTACCTCCCGTAGTTACTCCGCTGTTGCCGACAGTCCCGCCCGTAGAGCCAACTCCTCCTGTAGAGCCAACTCCACCTACCGAGGAGATTGTAGTTCGAGCCCCGACTCCGGAACCTCCGGTTGTACCGCCAGTGATTGCTCCGCTGTTGCCGACGGTCCCGCCCGTAGAGCCGGTTCCGCCTGTTGAGGAGATTGTAGTGGAAGCGCCGAAAAATCCTCCGCCATCAATCGAAGACATCGCATTGCTTCCGACTTCAACGACGCTGGCGCCGAATACTTCGACTATTACTGAGCCTTCGACTGTACAGCCCGAAGCGCAGCAGGATACTTTGCTTCGCGACATTATGCGCTATTACTCGCTTGCCAGCGGGCTGCTTGACGCGCTCGGCGTCGGCAAGGGTGGTGGCACCACTACGGCAACGCCGTACACTTCTACTCTCGGCGTTCTGCCGACATTTGGTCGCGGTCCGTTCACGCCATTTCAAGGCGACTATGAGACTTACGGCCAAGGGCCTGAGTGGAACTTCTTTGGCGGAAAGTAATGGATAAGCAAAAACTGATCGACCGCGGCTACCACGCTAAGCGGCTTCTAGAAGACGAGTTGCTCGTCGAATGTTTTGATCGTATTGAGAAAGACGTATTCGACGAATGGAAAGATACTTCAGTGCATAGCTACGATGAGCGCACTGACTTGTTTCTTACGCTCAAATGTCTTGAGCGTTTGAAAGCTCGACTTCGAGCAATCCTCGATGACGGTAATATTGCATCGAGGAGTTAACATCGCAGCCAAAAGGTGATATATGGCCACTGAGGACGGCAACCCCGATACCGGGATCGGACTTCACGAAGCAACTCTTGCCATCAGTAAACTTCTCGGCCCTGAAGAGGACAACCAAGAGACTGAGGCGCTAGACCCGGAAACGGGTGATGAGGACGAAGTAGAAGAGTACGAAGAAGTCGAAGCCGACGGGCAGACTGAAGACGAACTCGAAACTGAAGACTCAGAACTGCAAGACGAAGATAGCAACGAAGAAGCTACGCAGGAACTTCCGGAAGACCTGACCCTCAAGGTTAAAGTTGATGGTGAGGAAGTAGAAGTCACCCTGGCCGAACTTCGGAACGGTTATTCTAGGACGGCAGACTATACGCGGAAAGTAACCGCCCTGGCCAACGAGCGTAAGACGCTTCAGGCCGAAGTGGAATCGATCCGCAACGAACGCGCTCAATACGAGCAGCTTCTGCCCGCGCTGCGTATGCAGCTTGAGCAGGCCGCTGCTGCGGAGCCTGATTGGGACAATCTCTACGAAGAGGACCCCATTGAGGCAGCGCGGTTGGAACGTCATTGGCGGAAGTCCCGCGAGGAACAAACGCAGAAGCTCAAAGCCATCGAGGCCGAGCAGCAGCGTCTCCAGCAGGAAAATGCCAAGGAACAGCAGCGAGCTATGGCAGCGTTTATCGAGGCCGAACGTGCTAAGTTGCCTGAAGTGATCCCTGAGTGGAAGAACCAGGAAACTCTAGTTCGGGAAGTCAACGATCTTCGCAACTGGGCTGTATCGCAGGGCTTGTCGGAACAGGAAGTTAATTCCCTCCAGCAAGCATCGCACATCGCCATTCTGCGTAAAGCCATGCTGTTTGATAAGGGTTCGAAGACTGTGGCCGAATCAAAGGCGCCTACAACTAAGAAGGTGGCGCGTATTGTGAAGCCCGGTTCTAAGGGTACTCAAGTCTCGACGGGTTCAACCGAAGTAAAGAGAGCGTCACAGCGCCTTGCGCGTTCTGGCCGTATTTCAGATGCGGCTGCGCTTTTGGATAAACTCATTTAGATCAGAGGACTTTACTTATGGCAATTGTTACCAATACCTTCACCCGCTATTCGGCTATCGGTATCCGCGAAGACCTGTCGAACGTCATCTACAACATCTCGCCGGAAGAAACCCCGTTCATCTCGAACATCGGCCGCGAGAACGTTAAGAACACCTACTTCGAATGGCAGACCGACAGCCTCGCCGCTGCTTCGTCGTCGAACGCCGCTCTTGAAGGTGATGACGTTTCGTCGTTCACCGCCGTGAACCCCACCAGCCGCGTTGGCAACTACACTCAGATTTCGACCAAGAACGTCGTTATCTCGGGTACGCTCGAAGCTCTGGACAAGGCCGGCCGTCGCTCGGAACTGACCTATCAGCTTGCCAAGCTGGGTTCGGAACTGAAGCGCGACATGGAAAGCGCTCTGCTTGCCAACCAGTCGCCGGTTGCTGGTAACACCACCACCGCTCGCCGCACCGCTGGTCTCCCCGCCTGGATCAAGACCAACGTCAACAAGGCTTCGGACGGTGCCAACAACTCGGGCGTTTCGGCTCGTACCGATGGTACGCAGCGTGCGTTCACCGAAACCATCCTGAAGGACGTGATCTCGCAGGTCTGGACCTCGGGCGGCACGCCGAAGATGCTGATGGTTGGCGCGTTCAACAAGCAGGCTGCTTCGGCCTTTGACGGCATCGCGACCCGCTACCGCGACGTTCCGGCTGGCCAGCAGGCTCAGATCATCGGCGCTGCCGACGTTTACGTGTCGGACTTCGGCACCGTGAACATCGTGCCGAACCGCTTCCAGCGCGCTCGCGACGCCTTCGTCGTCGATCCGGACTACGCATCGCTCGCGATCCTGCGTCCGATCCAGCAGATGGAACTGGCCAAGACCGGCGACGCTGAGAAGCGCCTGATGCTGGTCGAATACGGTCTGAAGGTCTCGAACGAAGCCGCTCACGGCATCGCCGCCGACCTTACCACGGCCTAATTGACAGAGGGGTGGGGGTAAGTTTAGGCTTACCCCCTAACCTTTGAGGATATTCTAATGTCAAAGCGCCTTATCTCCGACGACGTAGATACCGGGATCAAGACCTATCTTCAGTATGACGGCACCGATGATGACGCCGTTATCGTAAAAGAGCAGGACGTAACTGGGATCGTCGAGTCTAACCGGGCCGCATTTGACTCTGCCCCAAAGCGTTGGGGCGATATGACGCACGTAGGCCGCATCCCGATGACGGTCTATTACGAGCTACAGCGCAAGGGTATCCTGGACGATCAGCAGGAACTGGTGAAGTGGCTTAACGATCCTGCGAACGCTATGTGGCGTGTCCGGCCTGGGAGCATCTAATGGCTATCACGACCTACGCAGAACTGAAGACTGCTATCGGTGACTGGCTTAACCGGGATGACCTCGACAGCGTCATCCCGAATTTTATTTCTCTGGCCGAAGCGCAGTTCAACCGTTCGATCCGCCATCGCAAGATGGTGACGCGGTCGGACGCTACGCTCGACACGCCGTACTTTGCCGTTCCGTCGGACTGGCTCCAGACGATCCGCTTCCAGCTTAATACGAACCCGGTTACGCCGCTGCTGTTCGTCACGCCGGAACAGGCGCTGGAAGAAAGCATGGTCTACAGCGCAGGCCAGCAGCCGCTGTTCTACACGACGATTGGCCAGCAGTTCCAAGTCGTGCCTACGCCGGATACATCTTACGACGCCGAACTTCTCTACTACGCCAAGATTCCGGCTCTGTCTGACAGCGCCACGACGAACTGGCTGCTGACCGAAAGCCCCGATCTCTACCTCTACGGCGCCCTGATTCAGAGCGCGCCGTATCTGAAGGAAGATGAGCGTATCAACGTCTGGGCGGGGCTGTATCAGCGCCTGTTTGATGATATGATGCTGGCCGACGAACGCGCCCGTATCGGGTCGTCTAAACTTAAAACTCGTATAAGGACATTCGGATGAGCTTCTCGAACTATCTTGAGAACAAGGTTCTCCTGCACGTCTTCGGGGCAACGGCTTATACCGCTCCGTCCACGCTGTATGTTGCACTGTTCACCAGCGATCCGGGCGAGACTGGCAGCGGCACCGAAGTGTCGGGCGGCTCTTATGCTCGCCAGACGATTGCTTTTACCGTGACCGGCAACCAGGCGTCGAACACTGCGGCTGTTGAATTTCCGACCGCTACGGCTTCGTGGGGTACGATCACTTACGCGGCTGTTTACGATGCTGTGTCGGGCGGCAACCTGCTTGCTTACGGTGCGCTCACCACCTCGAAGACTATTGCGTCGGGCGATGTGCTTCGCATCCCGGCCGGAGACTTCGACATCAATCTGGACTGATAGATGGCCGGGTATGGTAGCGGTCTATACGGACGCGGCAATTACGGCATAGACCCGAAAGAAATTTCGGTCACCGTAACGGCCAGTTCGTCTGCGTCCGCTTCCGCCCAGGTAATCAAACTTGCCGCTATCGCGTCGTCGGCTACATCTTCGACGACCGTTACGGCAAACCGCGTCCAGTCTGCCGCGATCACTTCGAATGCCGCAGCGACTGGCTCTGCCGCAGCGCAGCGCATTCAGCAGCCAACGATAGCCGCATCGGCAACTGCGACGACTTCTGTTGCGGCGAAGCGCATCCAGCAGCCAAGCGCCGTATTGAGCGCAACCGCCACTGTTAGCTGTTCGCTGCAAGGCGTCTTCCTTGTCAGCATCGCCGCAAACGCGCAGGCATCCGTCTCGGTTACATGTAACCGAGTACAGCGCGTTGCCGTAACGGTTAATGGCGTTTCGAGCGTAACAATAACCGCTGTTAAGAAGTGGGAGCCGGAGCCGGTAACTCCGGAAGTATGGACCCCACAATCAATAACACCAGAGACATGGACGGCGCAGAGCGATACTGCTATTACTTGGTCGCCGCAAGAAACAACAAGCGAGACTTGGACTCCGCTTTCTGATACAAGCGAAACTTGGACGCCGAGAGTATTTCCGGACTCATTGGCTGCGTGAGGTAAATTATGGCTGATACTACCACGACGAACCTTGGACTTACGAAGCCCGAAGTCGGTGCAAGCGCCGACACCTGGGGTACGAAGCTCAACACTGACCTCGATACGATTGACGCTCTGTTCAAAGCAGACGGCACGGGTACGAGCGTTGGTCTTAACGTGGGTTCTGGCAAGGTTCTGACTGTTGCTGGCAGCATCACCGCAAATGGTGCGTCGCTGTCCCCAGCCGAACTTAGCTACCTCGACGGCGTAACCTCGTCGATTCAGACGCAGATCAATAGCAAGCAGGCCACGCTTGTCAGCGGCACGAATATCAAGACCGTCGGCGGTGTCAGCCTTTTGGGTTCTGGCGACGCTGGAACCATTGGCGTTGCTTACGGCGGCACCGGAGCCACGAGCCTCACCTCCGGCTATCTGGTCAAGGGTAATGGCACTTCGGCCGCTTCGGCATCTATCATTTACGACGATGGTACGAACCTCGGTGTCGGGACCGCTTCGCCGGGTTATAAGCTGCAAGTGAACGGCACTATGGCTGGTGTTGTTTCTAGCGGGGCCAACTACTCTGCCATTCGTACTTCTGATTTCTTCTACATGAATGTCCAAGCTGACGGTTTGGATACCTATAACGCCAGCAACGCGTCATCGCCCATGCTGTTTCGAACTGGCGGCACCGAGCGAATGCGGATCGACGCCAGCGGACGCCTTCTTATTGGCACTGCAACCGGCGTTGGCAACGATTTTACCTCCATCCGCTTCAACAGCGCAGGAAGTTACCCGCAGGGCCTCAATATGGTGGACAGCAATGCTTCCGCCAGCGGAACTGCCTTCCAAGTCTTCCGCAAGTCCGATGACACCTATCTCGGCAACATCCGCCGCAGCGGAACCGACAACGCCATTTTCGTCGGCGGGAATAGCTACCTCGCACTTGGCTCCGGCGACACCGAACGGATGCGCATCGACAGCAGCGGCAATCTGCTGGTGGGGAGAAGCAGCAGTTCTGGCCTCGGTCAAATTCAGTCTGCTGCTGGCGCTGACTTGGCGACAGATAGCGGAAACGTGTATTTGGCTCGTGGTGGCGGCGGAGTTTCAATTGCGACTACAGACGCGGCGGGTAAGCTCACAGTTTATTCTACAACCTCAACTCCTGCGATATATTGTCGTGGTACTTCCGATGCTCGGGCGACAGCTACTACGCAGGCGTCAGGCACCTCCTACTTTGACTATTTCACATACAACGGCACGGCTGTTGGTTCGATCACATCAACCGGCACGACGACCGCGTTCAACATCACGTCAGATGTACGCCTGAAGCATGACATCGTTGATGCTCCCGAAGCATCAAGCCTGATCGACGCGATCAAGGTCCGCAGCTTCAAGTGGGACGCCGACAACAGCGAACAGCGTTACGGCATGGTCGCGCAGGAACTTCTGGAGGTTGCTCCCGAAGCAGTCAGCGTTCCGGCTGATGAAGAGCAGATGATGGGCGTAGACTACTCTAAGCTCGTCCCGATGCTCATCAAGGAAATCCAATCTATGCGACTTCGTCTCGCACAACTCGAAGGAAACTAAGACATGGCTACTGAATATACCTGGGTGATCGCCGCCCTCGAATGCTACCCCGAACATGAAGGCCACAGCGATGTTGTCGTGACCGCTCACTGGCGGCTCAATGGCGTTGACGGCGAACACACTGCCGGTGTCTACGGCACTCAGGGCTTTGAACTCGACACCGCCGCGCCGTTTGTTCCGTTCGCTGACCTGACCGAAGAAACCGTGATTGGTTGGGTTAAGGCCGCTATGGGCGACGAACAGGTTGAAGCCCATGAAGCCAACGTGGCCGCTCAGATCGAAGCTCTCATCAACCCGCCGGTTGTAACCCCGGCTCTGCCTTGGGCTGAATAATGACTATCAACCTCGAACTGACCGTTGACGAAGTGAACGCCATCCTGGGGACGCTGGGCCAACTGCCTACGTCCTCTGGCGCATGGCCGCTTGTTGTGAAGATCAAGGAACAGGCGGAGGCCCAGCTTCCCCAGCCACAGCCGGAAGAATAGCTATGACTGACCCGCAGCACGACGTTCAAATCGCCATACTGCAAAAAGAAATCGTCGATCTTACCGATAAGGTAGATCGGCTTTCTAACGAAGTGGCCGGCCTCGTTGACGCATGGAAGACTGCGTCTGGCGTGGTTGGTTTTATTAAGTGGCTGTCGGGTCTGATCGTCGCCGTTGGTATCGTCTGGACTGCGTTCAAGATGAAGGTGGGCGGATAATGCCTTTCGCTCTAGGCGCCAAGTCGAAGGAACGATTGAAGGGCGTACACCCTGATCTCGTTCGTGTTGTCGAGCGCGCCATTCAGTTGACCGAAGTAGACTTCTCCGTGATTGAAGGACTGCGCACTGCCGCCCGTCAACAGCAACTCGTCAAGTCAGGCGCCTCGAAGACTATGCGTTCGCGCCACCTGACTGGACATGCAGTTGACCTTGCGGCGGTCATTGACGGTGAAATCCGCTGGGACTGGCCGCTCTATGCCAAGATCGCTAAAGCTGTTAAGCAAGCAGCAGCCGAAGT